CCGATTCCGAATGTTGTGGGATCCCAAACCCCTGACTGCGTTTCACACCCTCAGCGACACGGTCGGGTACAACACCAATAAGGGCGCGAACATAACGCTGTGTTTGCAGGGGGGACCGAATGAGATCTTCCACGTGTTGATTCACGAACTCGCACACTGCACCGTGGACGTGTACGATCACAGCGAGTTGTTTTGGTCCAATTACAAGGACCTGACCAAGATATGCGTCAGTCTAGGCATTTACGAACGCATCGATGGTCCGACGCAATTCTGCGGTGAACACATTAGCGACTGACCACGTACGACTTCGCGATGTAGAACACGAGTGCGGCGACCGCGCCCGTGGCGGCTAAGCCGATCATCGAGCGAGATCCGGCGTTGTCCAAAAAGTTCGGCACGCTGGTCACTAATTTGTCCTGAACCGGTTTACTGATGGCGATGCTCGCGGCGACGCCCGCCACCAGAGCGATCAGTTGATCGTCCGTCAAATTCATGAAGTTCTTGCTCTCCGGCTTGACGGCTTCTTCTTGTTGTTGGGGCATCATCGGCATCATGTGTCCATGCGCCGGGGCTTGCATTTGCAGACCCTGCATTCTCGGCTGCTGCTGAAGCATCGGTTGTTGTTGATCCATGAAACCACCGTCTTCCATGACAAGATCGCTGATAGGCGTTGAATCCATCATTCCAGTTTGATGTTGCAAGAGATTTTTTTCTTGTTGCACAAACGCTGTCGTGGTTTCGGCTTGGCGCACGCTCGACGTCGACGTCGACGGTGGCGGTTTCGTCGTGTCCACGGACAGGGACACGTATTCTGAATCGTCCGCGAGGTTCACGCTTGAAATTGAATCGCTCATTGTTCTGTGATTGGTGCCTTATTTTTTCTTCGTAATTTTCAGCGCCGTCTTCTTATCAGCCTTTCGAGGATCGTCCTGGGTGGCGTTCGCGTGCGACGGGTTGTACATTTTCTTGTGTATGCTCCAAAACTTAGGCGACCCTACTCTGAAATTTTTACGCAAATCCGCTTTGTAATAGAATATACAATCCGTGAGTTTGTTCGACTTGGACGTGTTGTCCAACACCAAGCACTCGTAGTTTTCCGTCGTCGCGTCGAGAATCTTACAGAACATGTCGAACGTGGGCACGATCCCGAAGAAATTTTTCCACAGACGTTCCCTGTTCGCCAGCACGTTCTCCCGCAACACGAACACGTAATCGCAATTCGCGCGCAGACTGGGTGGTAAATCCATGGAGTACTGCAAGGTCAGCGCGAACCACAGCTTCCAGTGTCGACCGTTCATGAAACATTGACGAATGATCTTGTCCTTGAGGAACGATGGATTGTACATGCAGTCGTCGAGCACGACGAACGCGGGTTGGCACTTATTCTTCGCGATCATGGTCTTTTGACGAGCGACGACCCGTTCGAGTGCCTCTTTGTCGTAGTCCCCGTACACGAATAAATCCGGCACGAACGCCCCGAAGAACGAGTTCCCTTCTTCCGTGCCCGACAGCACCACCCCCGCCGGGATGTATCTCTTGTGATACATCATGTCCTTGAGGAGCTGTGATTTACCCGTGCGACGCTTGCCCACGAAAACACACACGGCGTCGTCGGGCATCGTCTTCGGGTTGAATCGCTTGAGTTGCAGGTTCATGCTCATACTACTATGTGTCACGCAAAGAATGTGCCGACTCTGACGCGAAAACTTTTGTGAGCTAATCGTAGATGTCGACAGTCGGCAGATTGAAATTAGCAGCCACGGGTTCGCTCGATGGCTGGCTCGTCGGCAAACCGTCGTACAGTCACTTCCTGAAGCGGTACAAAAGGAGCACGCCTTTCAGCGTCGAGCAAATCGAGATTCCATTCGAAGGCGGTGGCTCGATTGATTTCGGTAAGCACGTGACCGCCCTGATAGATCCAAGTCGCGGCGATCTCATCAGAAACATGACGCTCCGCGTGACCCTGACCGATCCAAAGCCCGATTTCTCGGACGAGTGGAACAATAATTATTACCCACCAAGTGTGATCAGTCACTTGATCGAGTACGCAGACCTCGTGATCGGGTCGCAAACGATCGAGCGTATCACAGGCGAATACATTTACATGAATTCGCAACTCACGATGACGTCGGACGACATCGAACAGACTGAGTATTTCCTTTCAGGGCACGGGAATTTTCTGTCGTACACCGGTCAGTACACGTATTTTCTGGACATCCCCTTCTATTTTCATCGAACGAGCGCTCTGAGCATTCCAACTGTAGCGCTCACGAAACAGATCGTCGAAGTCCGATTGAAGCTCCGACCGCTGTCGGAGATGATCTTCTATGGCTACGTCCCGGGTGTCACCGCACAGATCAAAAACATGAGTCTGGACTGCGAGTTCGCGTACGTCGGCGACGACGAACGCAATTATTACAAGACGACTCCGCTGCACTACTGCATCACCCAGCTCCAGAAGGCGGAATTCGAGATCCCGTACGGCGCGACGGAAAAGAGCGTGTTGTTGAAATTCGAGCATCCCGTGAAGGAAATGTATTTCCTCTCGCGGAGTAAGGCGTCCGTGGTGGCAAATTTTCCGAGCACGCTGAACCAAATCGAACGGGTCGAGTTGCGCTTCAACAACGAGGTCGTCTTCGATCACGACTACAAATACCTCACCTACGAGATACCTCTTCGACGTCACGTGAATTGTCCGATCATTCAGACCGTGTCCACGATCGAGGTCGCCCCCGACGCCGATCCAGACATCGTCTTCAACCACACCATCCAGGGGTGTTTCGGGGTGTACAGTTGGGCGCTTCGACCCGAGGTGTACTACCCGACGGGTCAGGTGAATTTCAGTCGCGTGGCGCACCAGTTGCTCAAGGTTCAGATCCGACAGGAGCCCGCGTACGCCGGGTACGACAACATCGTTCGAGTGTTGGCGAAGAATTACAACGTCCTCACCGTGTCCGATGGGATTTGTGGTTTAAAATTCTGATCGCTAATAGTAGAATGGCTGGTCGAACTCAGCTCCAGGTTTCTGGCGAAGGGTCGAGAGATTCGTACTTGATCGATGACCCAGAATACACGCCGTTCAAGGAGTTATTTCACAAACACACCGCGTTCGCCATGCAGACTGTAAATCTGCAACATCTCGGCGAGGGTAAACCCGATTTCGGGCAGACGATTCGCTTCAGGCTCGCATCGAATATCGGGGACGTGCTCACGAATCTCGCATTCAGGATGACGTTACCGCGGACGAATCGATCCGCGACTGGATACGTCGAATCCATAGGACACGCGATCATCGAACGCGTGGATTTCATCATGGGCGACGTCGTGATTCAGCGGTTGACGAGTGACGAATTGACCATACACAGTGAACATCACGTCACGCAGACGAAACAGAACGCGCTCGCGCAATTGATTGGAAAATACCCGATCCGCTCGGCGGGCACGAGAGTCGGAAGCAAATCCATCTTGTATTACCTCGGAAGCCAAGCGACGACTGAAACGAAATGGATCGTCGACCTCCCGTTTTGGTTTTACATGAAGCCGCACCTCGCCGTGCCCCTGTGCGCGCTCTACAAACAGGAGGTGTTCGTCGAGGTCAAGCTTCGAGACTACGCCCCACTCGTCGTGTCCTATCAAAACATCAGCGCAGACCCCGACGTGGACAACGCCACGCGACCGACGCTTTCGAGTCCAATCCATCTCGTGGACTTCACGCTCGATGCCGAGGTGGTCTTCGTGGACGAATTCGAACGCTTGAAACTTCAGCACACACCCGTGGATTACGTGATTCACCAATACCAGAGAGAGATATTTACGGTCGCCGCGGGCGTGACCACGACGCGCGTGCGCACCTCGTTCACGAATCCGGTCAAGGAGCTCCTGTGTGTGATTCAACGCGAGGACTTGGGTCAGGAATTGCAGTTCTGTTCGCCACTGGACTTCGACAACATCACCACCAACAGTGGCACTGGATATGGAAAATACACCGCCGAAGATGGTCTTGTGTTGTACGAACATCTCAAGAGCATGAGTCTGACGTTCGATGGGACACCGGTTTTGGACACGATCACCGGGAACGCGCTGTTCCTCAAGGCGGTCATGGGTGGCATGCATCACAGTAAGACCCAATTGATCAGAAGATTCTACAGTTACTCGTGGGCGCTCGAACCCGAGAAGGACACGCCGTCCGGGGCGGTCAACATGTCTTTCATAAAGGATCAATTGGTCGACTTGGTCCTTCACCCGAATCCGAATTATTCCAGACAGATACGATTGATCGCCGTGTCCACGAACGTCTTGCGCGTCGACGGGGGATATGGACGAACTTTATTTGACGATAACAGATAAGTATGGATTTTGAACAAACAGCCATAGACATCATCACCCCTGTCATGGAAAAGTCGTTCATCTTAGCCGCGCAGTACTGCGGCGCGTGTGGCAGGGACACGATCACGGCGAAGGATTTCGAGTACGCTCTCAAGTATTGTGCTCGCTACACCGTCGGAGAACACATCGGATCGATCATTCAGGACGACGACGACGACGACGGGGACGACGACGGGGACGACGACGGGGACGACGACGACGACGACATCGACATCGTCGAAGAGACGGACGAAGATGGATTCACGAGATACGACGGCGACGACGACACATTCACCAGGGTGAATCAGGCGGTGGACACGTGGGGTGAGTGGAATCCAGAATCGCCTGCTGAACAATATCTTTTTAATGCGATCAATAGTAATGAGCACTTCATGGGGTAGAGTCGACGAACCCCAGGGGTACGACACGTCGTCCGCGAGTTTCAAGTGCTTAGTCGAGGACTCTTCTTCGTCGGAAGATTCGGAAGATTCAGACGAAGAGGAGGAAGAGGAGGACGGCGTCGTCGCGGCGTCCACGAGCACCAGGAGAGTTGTGAAATACAAAAAAATTATCACGAAGGAACCTTTGCTCCCAGAGTGAGTATTTTTTTTCTCCACGATCTATATACTACACCCATGTCTGCTCAAGAGCAAGTCGTCCTCGTTGCCCAAGAAGTTGAAGCTCAATCTTTGAACTCTCTCGTCGGTGGCTTCGCCTTCGCGGCGGCTATTTCGTGGGCTGATCTCGCGCGATTCGCCGTCACCCGTATCATCCCGGGTCGCCAAAACGGTTTGGCACAAAACGCGATCACCGCCCTTCTCACGACGCTCTCG